AAAAGAACTATTAAAAAATGGCAAAGACATAACCGACTGTGCCGAACAGCTTGGAAAGTATTTTGATGCAAAAGCAGAAATACAGAAAAAATCAGGTAGTTCGCAGTCAACTGGCTCTGATCTTGAAAACTTTCTTCACCTCGAAAAATTAAGACAACGAGAAGAAGAACTGAAGACCATGTTAATTTACCAAGGCAGAGCAAACCTGTATCAAGACTTTCTAAAGTACGCGGCAGAGGCGAAACGCAACCGTGATGAAGCTTTGGAGGCGCAAAAGAAAGCAAAAATCGCGAAGCGTAAGAGAAACCTTGCTTTGCTACGGACTATGGTCGTTGTATTTGTTTGTCTGTTGGGATTGGCTGCGCTCGGTGGTTTTATATATTGGCTCGCTAATATGAGGCCAGTATGACGCAGAAGAAACTACAAAAAGAATCGATTTACGCTGAGTATGACAAAGATGGTGATGGTGTCATTAGTGATGAGGAGATGTCCCGCATTAAGTCCATCAAAGAAACTGAGACAGCGTTACGAAAAAACTTGGCTCAGTTACGTATGGCAAGATATACCTTAATTGCCATGGGGGTGTTCACTGCTGCTATGTTCTTTGTGCCGATAGAACGGGTACAAGCTTTGTCAGATATCAGCAACCTATTTTACATATCAGGCGCGGGTATCGTTGGGGCGTACATGGGAACAACGGCTTGGCTAAATAAAAAATGATCTATGTATTTGCGTTAATTATCATGACTGCTGAAGGCACTGTGATTCCTGACAAGAAGGCGTACTTTTATTCGATCAACCGGTGCAACTACTTTGCAGATCGCGTGAGCCGTACACGATACAACTATTGGACTAAACGTAAGGTGCAAGCATATTGTATCCCAGAGTGGGTTAATCCGAAAAACACTAAGATACTGAGGTGATTATGATATTAGGTGCATTAGGAAAAATACTTGGCAGTGAGACAGTTATCAAGAAAGGCATGGACTTGATTGATGACATGCATACTTCTGAAACTGAGTCGATTGAAGCGAAGACACAAGCCAAGGTAGCTTTGATGAACTCGTATGCTCCCTTTAAGGTAGCCCAGCGGTACCTTGCGCTGATGTTCGGTTTGACTTATGTATCGTGTTTCATCATAGTCCTCGCTATGACACTGACCGGAAAAGGCGATCCTTCCTCTGTGTCTCAGGTGATGGAGCAGTTTCAAATCAACTACGCCATGCTTCTAATCTTGGGCTTTTATTTTGGCGGAGGCGCAATAGAGTCTTTTCAAAGGAAAAAGGATAAATAATCATGCCTTTAAATAAAAAAGGTAAAAAGATTATGAAGGCCATGAAGAAGCAGTACGGTGCCGATGAAGGCGAAGCTGTATTTTATGCGTCAAAAAACAAAGGTGTTATTGATGAGGTTGAGCGAAAAGCTCTGGGAGGTAAAGTGGCTAAAAAATTTCCAGATCTAACTGGTGATGGCAAAGTAACTCAAGCCGATATCTTAAAAGGTCGAGGCGTTAAGGGTTTTAAAGACGGTAAAGTGGTAAAAGCAGCCGTATTAGTTATAGATAGTGGCGTAGAACCAGAAAAAGCACAGGTTAAAGGAACAAAATTTAGCGGAAATTATTAATGTCATATTTGATTAGCAACATCCCGTATTTTAAATGCTGGGTGCGGAAAGAGTTTACTTGCAATCACGATGACTACCATGGGGAATATCTCCATGCTCTAGCCATTGCAGTCAATACGATCCCGGACAGGTCGCTGAGTTTCCAAGTTGTTTTTACCGGCCAGGAAAGACACTTAGAAGATAGTGATGAGAATCGTCATGGTGGTGCGATGTGGGCACGAATGCCCATACAGGCACTGGTTGCTGATGTGGAAACAGAAAGCGACGATTGGCCTGAACGCATGGAAGACTACATCTGTCAGCCGTGGGACTGTGAGTCCAGAAACCACGAAGTCATTGTCTTAGATCGAGTCAGTTCAAGTCCTTGGATTGCCAAGGTTAATCACGAGTTCTACGAAGCGCGGTATATGTTCACAGTGGATTACACTGAGTACGAAATTGCTGACGCGCCAGATCAACACAAACAAAGCCATGTTTTATATCTAACCGAAGGTCCTTGGGAAGGCAATATTGTTGCTTTACCAAACAACAGAGTCAGGGCAACATCACCTGCACTTTGGGACACAGGCGAAGGTGCCCCTGATTTTAAACCAAGTCAGTACACGCATTCAGCAGAAGGTCACTCTAGTTATACCGATCCGAACATAACGTTTGATAACTTGTATTCTGACGGCATAGAAGACTGATGGATATTGTGCAATTTGCGACAGCATTGTATAAAGTGCTGGATGATCGTGAAGAGGATCTAAAAGAGTTTTTAGCAAACGGTAGTATTCAGTCGATGGAAGACTACCGCAGTGTGACAGGAGAGATTCAGGGTGTCTGTCTTGTTCGACAAGAAATGAAAACCCTGCTGGAAAGGTATGAAGATAATGACTGAGATTCCGTTTCCCCAACCGACCGGTTGGAGAATATTAGTACGTCCCTACGAAGGTAAAAAAACAACGCAAGGTGGAATTGTTCTGCCTGAAGACGTTCGCAAAAAAGAAGCAGTTGGAACCGTTGTTGCCAAAGTAATGAAGATAGGGCCGCTAGCATACAAAGATTCATCTAAGTTCGGTAATCAGGCTTGGTGCAGTGAGGGTGATTGGGTTTGTATTGGACGATATGCCGGTGCTCGTTTTCGAGATAAAGAGGAAAAAGAGCTTCGTATCATCAATGACGATGAAGTTATTGCAGTAATTAACGACCCAGAGGATGTTAACAATGTCTGATGAAGATATTAAGCAAACAGAAGAGACCTCACAATCTGAAGAAATCGAGGTTCAAATAGACTTAGAACAGGAGACGGCTGAACAGCCCGTTTCAGTAGCGCAGCCAGAGCCAGAGTCAGAGTCAGAGTCTGAACCTGAATCAGATGAGGAGCTTGATAACTACTCAAAGGGCGTCAAGAAAAGGATTAACAAACTCACTGAAAAGTATAGACGTGCTGAAAGAGATGGTCAGGAAGCGTTTGAACTGGCTAAGAAACTAAGAGAAGAAAACGAAAAACTAAGAAAACAAATGGCATCTTCTCAAGAGGCGCATCTGTCAGAGTTTGGTCAACGCCTAGAAAACGATGTTAATCTTGCTAAACAAGCATACAAACAAGCACATGATGAGGGCGATGTTGATCGTATGTTTGAGGCACAACAAGCGTTGTCTCGAATATCAATTGATCAAGAACGTCATCGTCTAGGAGTTAAAAGACAAGAAGCGCAACTGCAACAACCACAGGCTGAACCAAGTCCAGAGCCGCAGCCAGAGGTTCAACCTGATCCTAAAGCAGTTGCTTGGGCAGAAAAGAATAAATGGTTTGGCGATGATGAACGCATGACCAGAGAGGCAATGAGGATTAATGAAGATCTTACTCAGTATGAGGGATTTGACGCTTCTTCAGATGAGTACTATGATGAAATTAATAGAAGGATTCAGGAAAGATTTCCTGACTACTTTAAAAAAACCGGGAGAAGTACAAAGGTCGCCCCTGCGGATACTTCAGCTTCCCGCAAACCATCAGGGCGCAGTTCGGTCAAATTAACTCCGTCAGAGGTTGAGACAGCGAAAAAATTAAACGTCACTTTGGAACAATACGCCAAAGAAAAAGCACGACTAATGGCTAGGGATAACTAATATGACTGAAACTAGAGAAAAGCGCACATCTCGTGCAACAAAGGATCGCTCCTCAGAAGAGCGCAGAAAACCGTGGGCACCACCAAGTAGGTTGGAAGCACCACCAGCCCCTGATGGGTATGTTCATCGTTGGATTAGAACCTCTGTTAGAGGTGAAGACGACTCCATGAATGTTCACTCTCGTTTTCGAGAGGGATGGGAGCCGGTCAGAGCCGAGGAGTATCCAGGATATCAGTACCCAGTTATCGATGAGGGTAAACACGCTGGAGTTATAGGTCAGGGTGGCTTAATGCTTTGTAGACTTCCAGCGGAGACAGCACAAGAAAGAAACGAGTACTTCGGGGGCCGAACCCGCGACCAGATGACGGCTGTTGACCAGGACCTAATGAAAGAGCAGCACCCTTCAATGCCAATTCATAATGAAAGGCAGAGCAGGGTAAGTTTCGGTGGAGGAAGGAATTCTGATACCGATTAAGACAACTTAAAAGGTAACTGAAAATGGCAAATACAAACGGAGCCTTCGGTTTAAGGCCGTATGGTATGCTGGGGTCAGCACCGGCTTCCACTGGTACAACGGAGTACCGCATTGCCTCAGATAACGCTAACGCCCTTTATCAAGGGATGGCTGTCATACCGATTGCAGCAGGAGTGATTGACGATCTCCAAGCAGCAGCAGGTGGTACAGTATCTATTGTTGGTGTTTTCAACGGATGCGAGTATGTTCGGTCTTCAGATGGAAAAACGGTCTTCTCCAATTTTTGGCCGGGTTCTTCAGCAGCGGGAGCAGATTCAAACTTCCCTGTGAAAGCCTTCCTATACGACAATCCAGCACAAATGTTTACGATTG